GGGAAAAACGATATGTTGCAGGATCATTGCATCCGGCACGTTTTCGTAATATCAAGCGATGGGTGCTGGAAGATCATCCCGAAGCTGACAAGATCATCTATCAAGCTACGCATGTAAATCATCCGTCGGCCGTGTGGGTTCGTCAGTCATTGGAGAACTATGTTTGGTTGTCGGATCTAACATTTGCTCTTATCGATGAATACAAGCATCGATATGGTAAGGATCACAAGTGCGAAATTGTTGCTCGTCATCTTGCGACTCCTCCCGTGAAGGATTTTCCTCTTAAGGGATTCACGCAACCGACACCTGCAATGCCAGATGAGTACAAGGTTACTGGCGACAGCATTGCGTCATATCACAATTATTACCGTGGTGCCAAGGCTCGTATGGCATCGTGGAAAAAGCGCGATGCACCTCATTGGTTTACTAAATAATAGTGTAGTTCAACCCCAAACCAGGATTATATTATGCCGACGTATGATTTTGTAAATGAAGTGACTGGTGAAACATTTGAGATGCAGATGTCTATTGCGGACATGGAAAAGTATCTTGAAGAGAACAAACATATCAAGCAGGCTGTCACTAGAATGACTTTGGGTGATTCGGTGCGTATGGGAATAACTAAGCCTCCTGCTGATTTTCAAAAAGGTGTTATTGGACGCATGAAAGAAAAGATTCATGGCAATAAGATCAATTCTAAATTTGGTATTCCGAGAGAGTGGTAAGTGATTAGACCCATTTCTCCTGTGTATAAAACAGTATTCAACACGCAAAGAGGATCTCGCGAAAACGCAAGGTCCTCTTTGTCATTTCAGAGAGGCGTAGTACATGTCAAAGAAAAAGAAGAAGTTAAATCAACAACAGCAACAAAATCATTTTTCATTAAGAACAATAACACCATTGACCCTAAATCAATCATCTACATTCAAGGCCTTTGAACAAGGCAAACATCTTCTTCTGCACGGAGTTGCAGGAACAGGCAAAACATACATCTCTCTATATCTGGCACTTAATGAAGTGTTAAACAAATCCAAATACAAACACATAGTTGTCATACGTAGCGTAGTTCCTTCGCGTGACATGGGCTTTCTTCCAGGCTCAGCCAAGGAAAAAGCCAGAGTGTATGAAGAGCCATATAAGATGATCTGTGATGATTTGTTTGGTCGCGGTGATGGATATGATATACTTAAGATGAAACATATGCTAGACTTTACCACAACTTCATTTTTGCGTGGTGTCACTTTCAATGATGCGATTATCATTGTCGATGAGTGTCAAAACATGACAGATATGGAAACACACACTATATTGACGCGAGTTGGAGAAAATTCAAAAATAATTTTTTGTGGAGATTTTAGACAAAAAGATTATATGAAAGAACAAAGTGGTATTTATAATTTACTTAAAATTGCTAAAATTATTTCCACATTTTCAATTATTGAATTTACAAAAAACGATGTTGTCAGATCTGGATTTGTGAAGGAATATCTATTTGCGCGAATGGAATTAGATGAAAAGGGACACCTGACATGAAAATAATTATTTTCTAATTCAAGAAAGTTCAAATTTACTAAATATACAATATTTCGCAATATTTTGGGAAAATAAGAAAATATCATGTATATCATATATCTGATAACAAATAATGTAAACAACAAAAAGTATGTTGGTATCACTAAAAAATCCATAGAGCATAGATGGATAGAACACATAAGAACTGTTAATAAATCAAAAAGATATGCATTACACGAAGCAATGATAAAGTATGGTGTGAATAATTTTAGTATAGAAGAAATTGAAAAAACAGAGAATGTTTTAAGAGAATCTTTTTGGATAAAAGAATATAATACTCGCGAATATGGATACAATTTAACAGATGGTGGTGATGGGACGCTTGGTCATAAATTTACAAAGACACAAAAGAAAAACATTTCAACTAGAGTAAAAGAATCGCACAAAAATAAAATTGTTGGTATGTATGATAAAAAACATTCAGAGGAAACAAAAAGAAAGATGAGCGAGGCACATAAAAAATTAAATAGAACAAAAGAAAAAAATCCTATGTATGGTAAAACTCATAGTGAAAAAACTAGAAATATTATATCAAAAAAACTAACGGGAAGAATTGTTTCGGAAGAAACAAGAAAAAAAATTAGTGATATTGGAAAAAGACTCTTTAGCGAACACAATAATCCTATGTATGGTAAAAAACATAATGACGACAGTTTATCTAAGATGAGAGAAAAAGCTAAACAAAGAGAAAAAATACACTGTGTTGTTTGCAATAAAACTATAGATAAATCAAATTATAGTAGATGGCATATGAATTGTACAAAGGACTCTTGACATTCATGAATATTCTTGATAAAATGTCTTGCTTTGAAAAGATCGAGTTTGGTAAGGAAGATATCGTGCGTAGTGCATTGGTGAAGTCCTATATCATCTCTAAACTGGAGTTAGGATATATTTGATATGTTGATTTATGCTGCACCTGCGATCATTTGGATGATCATGCGTCTAATGAAAAAAATTATGCTCACATGGCCAAATCCATTTAATGCATGGATGTGTATATTTGCGACAATCGCTTTGGGTATAATCGTTATTGATTTTTTAATCAAGTTCATAATCTAATGAAAAAGTTTCATCATGCATTTGTGAATCTTCCAAATCTTGAGGAAGAGTATGTTGACGGAAGGAGATACTATAGAACTCCAGAAGGAAATGTGTATCCTTCCGTCACTAATATTTTGTCACGACTACCAAATGAGGGTTTGAAGGAATGGCAAAATAGAGTTGGAGAAGATGAAGCCAAGCGAGTGTCTGGTGTTTCGACCCGACGCGGAAAAAATCTACATCAAGTCTGTGAACGGTATTTGCTCAATGAAGAAAAACCAACGCGAGGTCACATGCCAGATGTTCAAGGCATGTTCTCTGAATTGAGGAAATATATTGATCAAATCGATGAGGTATATGCTATTGAAGCACCATTATATTCAGATGAATATAAGTTTGCAGGAAGATGCGATGCAATAGGTACATTTGATGGGTATCCAGCAATCATTGATTTCAAGACGACTAAGTCTGAAGTTGATTCTAGCATGGATAAGGTTAAGAAGTATTTTATGCAGCTGTCAGCATATTCTTTGGCGTATGAGGAAAGAATTGGTGTGAAGATTGACTTGGGAGTGTTGTTATTTGCTTCGGCAGAGACTGAGTCCAGTTGTATTCTAGCCAATTTGACGAAATACAAGAAGTTGTTCATTTCTTTATTGACAAGTCATAAATAATAGACTATAATACGATATTACTGTTGATAACAACATAATAAACTGTCTGGACGCGGCTTCAATGCCGCCACCTCCACCATGGATATGTCGGTCAGCACTGTGGGAAGCGCAGATCGACAAGACTAGAATAAGGTTCGAATCCAAACTGATATATCTATACTGGGGGTGCCAAGGATCGACAGAAGTGTAAAAGTTGCGGAGGTAATCGGTAAGGAACGACCGACAATTAGTCCAAAACAATAAACGCAGCAAATGATAATGCTCCGTTTGAGATTGCCTTAGCGGCATAATCTCATTGGGTATGAGTTCCACCTAGAAACAGAACGGACTCTTTTTACAATGTTTCACAAAAACATTGTAAGCATATTCTTTTTTACAGAAAAAACAACACACTCTATTTTGCTTTTTTCCTTGCATTGGATGTTTACCGATTAAACTTTGCTCGATTCTTTTTGCTCTAAGATGTTCTCTCATTCCTTCTTTTGCCCAAAGTGCTTTTCCACCCAAAGATGCTTTTTCTGGATATAATTCTGCGCTTTTAATTCCACCTTTTCTTTGTGCATTTTTCTGTAATTTTATTATTGCTTCTTGTTTTGTGATCATGCTTGTTAGTGCTTGCCAAGCTATTTGATCTTCTATTTTACCATATTTTTTATACAATTTGAGATGTTCCTCAGCATGTTCTTCAAGCGTTAAACGAATAATATTGCTAGATTCGTCTGATCCGCCCATGTGTTTTGGAACAATATGATGCTTATGATAAATAGACATAGCTGTGTCTCCTGTGGTTTTTCTATTAGACATAGAGTGGATGGAAGTTGATGCTTCGCGATCCACGCACTATTTATTCATTGACACAATTTTAGTTTTCTGATATATTAAATTAATATCACAGGAGGTATCGATGAGTGAAGTGTCTTGTTATGTTATGAAACCCCTTTCATATGCGACGGACAAAGAACGCACATTTAAAAATTTGCGTTCGGTTGATTTGAAACGATCAAAGAAACAACGTGATGTATATAAGCTTTCGTATGGTCAGTATGGAAGTTATAATTATGTTTCTTATGTGGCAACGCGAGATTTCGATTAATGAATAAACTTCTAATGATGGGGTCGATCCTATTCATTGGATTTTTTGGTTCTAAAGTGTATTTGGATAATAAAGAAAAAAACACATTTGCACAAATTTCCAAACAGGAAAGAATTTACGAATATGAAGATTCGTTCCTGTCTGTAAATTTAGATGAATCATTATCCGAAGAACAGGAGACTATAGTAATTCAGGTTGATCTAAAGGAAAGAGAATGCTTGGCTAAAGCAATATATTGGGAGGCTCGCAATCAATCTCTTGAGGGTAGAGTTGCAGTTGGTCAAGTTATTATCAATCGTGTTAATGCTGGTCTATGGAAAAACTCTATCTGTGGTGTCATTTATCAGGGTTGTCAGTTTTCTTGGGTATGTGAAGGTAAAGCAAAAAGAAATCTGTACAATCTAAAGGATCATGCTGAAAAGATAGCATGGGCTGAAGCGATTGCTCTTGCAAATGAGCTACTTATGGAGTATAATGATATTGAAGACATTACGAATGGTGCGGTTTTCTTTCATGCACACTATGTTAGACCACATTGGTCTAAATGGAAGAAGGTTGAGCGCACAGTTCGTATTGATGATCACATATTCTATCGTTTGAGGTCCATGTAATGCCAACAAAAGATGAAATGCTTTCTTTTGCTAAAAGTATTGAACAAATAGTCAAAGAAAAGGATTTAAACTATATTGATGCTGTGATGCATTTTTGTGAAATCAATTCATTGGAAATTGAATCAGTTACAAATCTGATCAATCATTCATTGAAGGCTAAGATTGCATACGATGCATCACAGCTGAATCTTTTACCTAAAAGCAATACACTGCCAGTATGAAAATTGTTGCTCTGGAAGCATACAAGTTATTTCATTCGATCAAACTTCATTTTACTCGACAGTCATTTGACTTCTTTAAGAGTAGAGTGAAGATTTCGGAGAAGACTTTTCTTTCTCGTCGCGATAAATTTGCATTTTATCGACTGGCTAAAGAATATGATCGTGACCAATTCATTGCATTGACCCTAGCTAATATTCTCAAGAACGATTCGTTGTGGTCAATGAATTTGCTTGAACCAGAAGCTTCTGATAATCTAGTTGAATATCAGAAAAGACTGGAATCTATTACCTATAATTTCAAGCAAGACTTAAAAAAGCTTTTGGATTGGTCACATGATAATGATGTCTTTTTAGATCGAGTTTTTATTCCTGGCGATTCATATCCACCATTATTGACAATGGTGATGAGAAATGAAATATCCATGGAGACCTTTGTCATTCTAAATGGTATCATCGATTTTCTTCCCATGTGGAAAAGAAAAATAAAAGATGAAATCATTTGGCCCAAGTTTGCAATCAAGTGTGAAAAATATGCTCCATTTGTTTTGCAACGAGTTGATTTGAAGAACATGAAAAAGATTGTAAAAAGTGAATTTTTTCCTTGACTTCAAATCAACGCATGATATATAATGTTGGTTATTATGCATCATGTGAACAAGATGTAATACGAAATATACAACGCATACGAAAGGAAATACAATGTCTACATTTGCATCACTAAAGAAGTCCAGCGGCTCTATCGATAAGCTGGCACGCGAGCTAGAAAAGCTCAATACACCCGCAACTAATTCATCGGAAGATACACGGTTCTGGAAGCCTGAACTTGATAAGGCTGGTAACGGCTTTGCCACAATTCGTTTCCTTGCAGCTCCTGCTGTAGATGGTGATGAAGCTCTTCCTTGGGTTCGTATCTTTGATCATGGATTTCAAGGACCTGGTGGCTGGTATATTGAGAACTCTCTGACTACTATTGGTCAGAAAGATCCTGCTTCTGAGTACAATTCAATTCTTTGGAACTCAGGAATCGAAGCTAACAAGGAAATTGCTCGCAAGCAGAAGCGTCGCATGAAGTACATTTCCAACATTCTTGTTGTTAGCGATCCAAAGAATCCTGACAATGAGGGTAAGGTCTTTTTGTTCAAGTATGGCAAGAAGATCTTTGATAAGATCACTGAAGCAATGAATCCACAGTTCGAAGACGAGAAGGCTGTCAATCCATTTGATTTTTGGGCTGGCGCTAACTTCAAGCTAAAGATTCGTAAGTTTGAGGGTTATCCGAACTATGATAAGTCTGAGTTCGACAAGCCTTCTGCACTTTATGATGGTGATGATGCTAAGTTGGAGAAGCTTTGGAAGTCTGAGTATTCACTTAAGGATTTCCTCGATCCAAAACACTTCAAGAGCTATGATGAGCTAAAGACCAAACTAAATCGTGTTCTTGGTCTTGATGGAGCACCAGCTGCTTCGAAGAGCAAGGCATCTGATGAAAAGCCAGCATCAAAGGAAACTGCTCCTTGGTCTGACGATGAAGACGATGATGACATGAAGTTGTTTGAGAAGTTGGCTCGCGACGACTGAGCTAATATTGAAAGAGGGGAGCTTCACTCCCCTCTTTTTTTATGCAATCGCAATAGAATTTTGCATGTTTAGTAGACGTTGGAAAGTATCATCTTCATTTCTTACTGAAGCGACTCTATCATTTGATTTTTGAATTGCCGTAGTGTTATTGTTGGTTATGTTGTTAATAACTGGAGATACAGCAGCTGGTGCTGAAGTTTCTTGTTTTGTTGCTGCTAGTTGAGACGCACTTTGATTTATTATTTCTCCAGTATTTCTTTTCTCTGGTATTGGTTGCACTTTAGATGATTGTGATCTTAGTTGATGTTTTTTCATTGCTTCTACATCATTCATATCAATGATGTTACCTTGTTCATCAATAGGATCACCAGAACTATTGTATAACTGTTGTCTATTAAGTTCTTGTATATTTTGTTTCTCTATGTCTTCTTTAGAATATCCCACTGCAGGACCAGTTCTTTTTGCAAGGTCTTGTGTAGATTCAGCATTCTTTTCTAATGGATTGTCTGATTCTTTTATTTTAGTTCTTTCAGAATATAGTGGTATTGGTTCACCTGCTGGTGTTTGTCTTGGCATGTTTCTATCAGCAGGCGTTTGAGGTATAGCTGTCGTTCCAGGCTCAGGTTGTTGAATAGCTGAAGGTATTCTTCCTTTTGCGGCATCTCTTTCAGATCTATCTTCTTGTTTTTTCGCATCTCTTTCAGATCTATCTTGTTGTTCTTTTTGTTCTTTAGCTGCTATTTCGGCTACACTTGCCGCAGCAGATTCTTTTAATGATTTTCCAGATTCCGCAAGACTAGAGAATGGTGCAATTTTAAATGGACCAACTTTCACTCCAGGTAAGATTGTATATTCTGGAATTGTAAAAGATATACCTCCAATACTCTCAAGAATATCTCCAATCACATCTTTCACTTTATTCAACATCATTTTTGGTATGTTTATCAGGTCTTGTATTTTATCTTTTATGGTGTCAATTGCATCTTGAAAGAAATCTTTAGCACCATCAACCATACCTGAGACGTATTTTTTTATTCCACCTTCGCCTGCAAGAGTTGATGCTAGACCGAACGTCAAGCTATCAGCAACAGATTCAAAGAATGCACCAACAGCGTCGCTAAAATCACCTCCGCCCATAAATTCATCATAAGCATCTTTTAGTCCCATGGCAGCAATAATAACTGGACCTATAATAGGAAGCTTTTTTGCTAAACCTATAAAAGCTTTACCTATTATGCGTAATAGTTTTTTACCAAATCCTGCAAGACCACCTGCACCAGGCCCACCTAAGAGACCGCTAAACATTGATGAGATAATATCTGAAAGACCACCTTTACCTTCATCATTCGTACTTGTAGCTGTTGTGGTAGATTGTGGTGATGAGGGCAATTCTTGTTTTTGAGGAAGATTTTTGAAGTTTTCTTCTAGATCTCTTCTTTTTTGTTCGCTCTCTGCATATTTTGCAACTTTTTCAAGATCTTTAGCTGACTTAGATGAGTCAGCAAATCTTACTAATGTGATATTATCTCTTTTTTTGTTAGATTTTGTAGGTTTATCGTTTACTGATTCAAGTATTGCTTGTGAGTTTTCAGTATCGATTGATGAATCAATCAATGCTTGAGGTTGATTTGCATTTTGATATTTCTTTTTTATCTTTCTTTTGCGTGTATAGATATCATCAAATCCACCTGTAATCGCACCCATGCGCTCTGGAGAAACTTTTAACGCTTTTGCTGTCATCATTCCTAATGTGTCGCCAAAAAGATTTTTTACAATCATTTCTGGGCGTAGATTTTGACGTATTGATTTAAATGTTGCCGATTTTACTGTTTCATTAGGATCAGACAATAGAGATCTATACGACTTTAATCTTTCTGGTTTAGGTGTAGTTTCACTAATTTTTTCCGATATTTTTTTAGTATTTGTTATAGGTTCGGGTATTGTTGGACTTTCGACTTGTGCAACTTCAGCAGTTGATCCGCCAAGTTTTTCTTGAATTTCTTTTTTTGCTACTTTACCAAGTTTACCCGATGAGGTAACTTCTTTCCACACACCTTTACCAAAAGCCGAAGAATCAAATGCATAAACTACACCATCAATTTCTTGAGTGTTGGGATCATTTAGTATCTTTTGGATTTCTTTTTTTGCTACTTTACCTAGTTTACCCGATGAAGTAACTTCTTTCCATAATCCCTTACCAAAAGCTGAAGGATCAAAACCGAAACTTTTATTTCCAAGCTTTTTGATAGTTTTATTCATTTTATCTTCTCTTTGTTATCATTTGTTGCTTTATTCGTTCGTTTTCTCTTTCAATGTATTGAATTAGCATGACGATGTACACATCTCTTTCCCACGGTATCATATTTTCTAGATCACTTAAACTATATTTGTGATGTTGCATCATTGAAAAATTGGTACTATAATAATTCGCTAAACTTTCATGACCAAGGCTTATACGAAAAAATTTGAGATACCGTCCATTTTAATTTTATGTTCAAATCCGCATTTTCCACATTTATGTTCTGCAAAAGAGTTTAGAGTGGGCATAGTGTCAAAGAATTTTTCAATCTTGTCTAAACTAACTTTTGGAATATTGTCAATATATTCTCTCACTTCATCTTTATTCATTTCTTTGGTGTAGTAGATTGTTTCTCCATCAAAAATGTAGTCTATGCACTCGATTATGATGTCTAATGCTACATCTACATCTGATGATGATTTTGATTTTGCCTTGGTCTTCAAAATCAAATCTTCAGCCATTTTGATTGATGGATACTTCATAACGACACCAACATTTTTGCTAAAAAATATTGTTTTGTCATGTTCTGGATTTCTTTGTACAGAAACAGACAAAATATCGTGTTCGAACTTCATTAGATGATTACATTCCTCATCATTTACGGTATTTTTGCATGTAAATGATAGTTGAAGTTTTTCTCCAATAGATCTCGCACGCAAATGCATGAAAAAGTATTCTAGATCAATTGAAGATATTTCATCTACATTATAATTTGCATCAACAACACAATTTTTGATTATTTGTTTTATTGCACGAATAACATCTTCTTCATTCTTTGATTCTAGTGCCATTAATAGTATCTTTTGTTCTTTTACCAAAAATGGTCTAAAATTAATCTTTTTACCAGAACATGGTAGTTCGACTTCATATGTTGGTAATTCAATTTTAGGTAAATTCATGATAATATTCCTTTAATTTTCTCTATTTGGATTTCTAGAAAATAAACTAACTACTTTATCAAACAATGAAGATTCGTCGTTGTTAGAAACTGTTTCCGTTACTGGAGGTCGTATTTGACCCGAATCTCTATCTGATGAACTCAAGTTTAGTGGATTAGATTCTCTTTGCCATCTAGTATAAGAGAAAACAACCATAAATCTAGCAACGTCTTCATTTTGCCAACTTAATGACACTTGATTTATTGATATAGGAAAACATTCTATAAATTTAACCACATAACTTTCTTTATCATCAACATCAAAGTGTGTTATTTCTATGTCTCTGACATATTGTTTTTTATATCTGAAATTGTAGAGAACATTTGATGCATTGTTTGTTGCGTTATTTTCTGTTGGATTAATATAGTCCAACCAATCTTCAAAAATTCTTTTTTCAGCAAATCCTGTCTCAGACTGACCTTTTTTATTACCCGAAGATAGAAAAGTCAAGTTAAGTTCATTGAATGTTGTTTGTGTTGGATATTTCTGAAATAGACCATAAGTTCTATGATCAAAAGTTGCTAAACTTCTTCCAGGAAGTTCAGCATCAGTACAACGATATTGCAATAAAGACAGATCTCCATTACCTGGAGGAGGACTTGAAAATTTTACTAAAAATCTACTAGATCTAGCAAAATCGGTATATTTACTAATACTAGTTAGAAAATCATTTACGCTGCTCATTTAACTTCTTTCTGGAATTTGCAAATACTTTTTGTTTTGTTTCTCCAATAAAACTTTCAACAGGCAAAAATATAGCTATATCCCATTCACTAGCATCTATACGCAAAAATTTAGATCTTATGTTTTGTGTCAAGTATCTTTTTAAACAAGGTCTAAAAGCTTCTAGTTTTGTCAATCCATTTAGCATTTGATATGATACTGCAATTCTTGTCTTTTCATCATATTTGTTATTCGTAGAGAATTCACTTAATTGATCAAGCAACTTAGCTCTTGGAACGGGTGCCAAATAATGTAAGTTTAGTCCTAAAAATCCGTCTGAATATGTCTCTATTGGTATTACTAGAGGAAATATATCATAGAATGGTAAATCATTTCTAAGCTTTGGATTATATACAAAAAAATACATTCCACCTAAATCAAACGTTGTTTGTTTACGGCCTCTATCTTGTAGCAAAGTTTGTCTATTAAGGCCTTGAAGGTCCTTAACTTTATCTTTAATCCATTGTCTAGCTTTATTTCTACTCGCTAGATTCTGTCTTTCTAATTCTTTTTGTAATTTATCTATAATAGGCATGTATATATTTATTTCAGTCTAACTAAACAAATCTTCTTCTGTAAGGACTTTGAATTCCCAATTTCTATCGAGACAGTATTCTGTTGCAGCTTTCCATTTAGCCTCATTGACACCCCATGTTACAACTTCAGATATGTATTTTTGCGTTATTCTAGATCTTTTTTGTGGTTGAATTGATTGTTTCTTGGGTTTTATTTCCCATATCATTTCTCTAATATTTCCATTCCTATCTCTTGATTTGACATAAAAGTCTGGAAAATATCTATGAACTTTTCTATCGATTGGTGAAAAATAAGGTATAACTATTTCTTCAGACGACCATTTTATTATAGAGGGGTTTGTGTCTAAAAAAAACATAACCCTCTTCTCCCACAAACTACGATAAATTATCAGTGTAGGATCTCCTTGATATTTGTGTGCGTTTGTCGGGATGAATCTACCTTTATATGACATAAATACTAGCAAAAGTTAAAACATTCAAGAGTTATTTAGATGACCCTAACAAGACAGAATGCCAGAGCAGACGTAGCTCCGTTAACAGGACTAACAGAAAGTGGGTTTTCTTTCTCTTCTTATAGCTATCCCACCGACATCGAAACGTTGTCTCATGCTATACTTTTTAATGTGCTTGTTCAGTCAGCAAGTAAAGACATTACATCTAGAAAAGTCGATATTGTAAAAGATGGTGCAACTGGTAGCCCTGTTGGCTCTAGAACAAGTGATCAAATAAAAAATAATTCTCTTGGACTAACAAGAAAGACACAAAGAACATCAACTGCAATAGCATTATATGTACCTGAAACTGTAGTCTTTGATAGTAGTCAAAACTATCAGACTCCAAATTTGCTTGATACATTGGGTATAGCAGGCACAGCTGCTGCTACATTAGCTAGTAAAGCAACTAATGCAACTTCATCTGCGGGTGCAATTGGTGCCACTCTTGCTGCAACTGGTCTTGTTGGAGCATCTTCAATGGCTACTGGCGCTCTTGGTGGTGCTTTTAGAAGAACTGATCCTACTACTGGAGGAACAAGTATAGCCCCTGCTGCTAGAATTGCTGGTTCAGCTTTATCAGTATCGAATCTAAAAACTGGCGCACAAATAGTAGGATTTGCTGTAAATCCTGTAATTGAGGTTTTGTATTCTAGTCCGAACTTAAGAACGTTTAATTTTGATTTTGTTTTTGCTCCAAGAAGCACCGAAGAATCTGATGCTGTTTGGAACATAATTTATCAATTTAGAAGACATTCTTCACCCGAACTCATAGCTGCCGGAACTTTGTTTGTTCCGCCATCTGAATTTGAAATTACATTTCTCAGAAAAACACCTTCTGGATTTAAAGAAAACACAAATATACCAAGAATGGCGACATGTGTATTAACTAGTGTTCAGGTTGATTATGCATCATCAGGTCAGTTTGCAACTTTCACCGATGGTATGCCTGTTCAAATTCGAATGAGATTGTCTCTAAAAGAATTGAATATTATAACCAGAGAAGCTGTAGACAAGGGTTACTAATGGCATATTTCGAATATTACCCGTTAAATTTTTACGATTTAAGCGATAGCAAAAATCAAAGAAAAATTGTAGCGAACATAACAGCTCGCACAAAAATATTAGATTCAATCAAAAACGCCACATACATTTATTATCTTTATGATATAAGGGATGGTGATACGCCAGAAATTCTTGCTTCAAAGTATTATGACAATCCAAATAAGCATTGGTTAATTTTATTTGCGAATGATATTGTTGACCCAATATATGATTGGCCTCTATCTTATGCAAATTTTGAGAAATTCATTGTTAACAAATATGGTTCTTTTGCGACAGCTTCAACTCTCATACATCATTATGAAAAAATAATAACAAAAACAGATTCTGTTACTCAACAAGTGACAACAAACAAATATGAAATTGATCTAGATACATATAATAGTTTACCAGCAAGCAATATAGAAACAATAAATCTAAAGTCAGGAAATACTGTAAAGATTGAAACGACAAAGAAAATCGTTTATGCATATGACTACGAATTAGAATTGAATGAGTCAAAAAGAAAAATAAAGATAATTGATAAGATATATTCGCAACAAATAGAAAATGAACTAATTGCGTTACTAACACCAAATGACTGAAAATACATATATTACAGAAAAAAGTTTTGAATATAAAGAACTTACAATAACCAGTTCTGATGGAAATTCATACGACATATATCCACAACTGATAGAATTATCAATGTTTGAGGATATCTACAATTCAACGATATCTGGTAGTGTATTATTATCAGATTCTGTTGAACTTTTTTCTATGATTCCTTTAACAGGCTTTGAATTTTTAAACATTTCAATAGTAAAACCCGGTTATTCAAAAGAAACAATTTTTGAAAAGACTTTTCGTGTCTATAAGATGGTGCATAACGAAATAGATCAAAGTTCCCGATCAAATCAAACATATACATTACATTTCTGCTCAGAAGAAAACCTTGTTTCATTGTCTCGACTTATTTCCAAATCTTATAATGGTGTTTCTTCTTCCTTTATCATTAAAGATATTTTGAAAAATGAATTGGGAGTATCGAGAAAAAAGTTTGATCCAAACGAACCAAAAAATATAGAAGAATCATCGGGTCGTCAAAACATAATAATACCGTATTTGCATCCTCTTCAAGCGGCTAATTGGATTACGACTAGATCAATTTCACTTTCGTCAAAAAATTCAACTGCGAATTTTATGTTTTATGAAAATCGCGAGGGATATAATTTCAAGTCCTTAGAAAAATTATTTCTACAACCAACAAGAGCAAAATATACATTCAAACAGAAGAATGTAGAGATTAAAGATGAAAGTATAATCGATGAATATAGAGATGTTATCAAATATGAAATAATGAATACATATGATGTTGTAAAAGCAATGTCGCAAGGAATGTTTTCTAGCACTTTTAAAGGTGTTGATTTAGTGAGATTGAGAGCAGACGATATTGTATTAGATTATAATGATTTTTTCAACAAATCTGTACATTTGCATAACGACAAACAAGAAGAATTTAAGCAAGCATATCCATTTCATAATGAATATGAAGACAGATTGCAAAACAAAGTTTATAAAAACTATTTCGCAACAAGAAGAATGTATCCAACAAATAAAGATCACGATATAATCAAATCAATTTCATCAAAGCAATCTGGCATAAAACCAAATCTTGTCGAAAGATGGATGCTACAAAGAATGTCTCAAATAAGTCAACTAAATTATTTCAAAATAAAGCTAGTTTTACCTGGAGACACATATCTAACAGTTGGTGATATAATTGAATTTAAAATGCCTTTGATTAGAAGACATTTGCCCGGAGAGACTAATGATAATCCATATCATAGCGGAAGATATCTAATTACTGCTATTAGACATAAACTAGATTACCAGAATTATGAAATGATTGTTGAGGCAACCAGAGATTGTTTATCTTCAAAATTACCTGAATCAAATAACAATGATCCATATTTAAGAGAGTTGAAAAAATTATGATAGCACAAAACAATGTAATGGGATTAGATGGATTTGTTTGGTGGTTTGGTGTTGTTGAAAATCGAAAAGATCCATTAACGTTAGGTCGTTGTCAAGTTCGCATTTTTGGTTGGCATACAGAAAATAAGACACAAATACCAACAAGAGATTTGCCTTGGGCGCATCCTATTGTACCTCTTGGAGCTAATGCATCAAGCATGGTTGCACCTAAAGAGGGTGAAATGGTTTTTGGGTTCTTCTTAGACGGAGATGATGGTCAATTTCCTGCAATGTTGGGTATAGTTCCAGGAATACCAGAAGGAACGCCTAGAATAGACAAGGGGTTTTCAGATCCTAGAGATGATCTTGCTCTTAGACAGTCACCGCAAACTGTTGGGACAAGAACTTATAATACTGATGGCGGAGGTGCTTCATTCATTAATGAAATATCAAAAAGATTTCCTAGTATCTCAAATGAAGCTACTATTAGTCGATTGGCTAGAAATGAAAATATTGATGACACGATTGTTGGTGTTAAAAAACAAACAACTGTAGAAAATGTCGTTGGAGCAAAAGACGATTACTGGAGCGAACCTCAAACAAAGTATGCAGCAGTATATCCGTATAATCATGTCTATGAATCTGAATCTGGACATGTCATGGAATTTGATGATACGCCAAATGCAGAACGAGTTCATATTGCACATAGATCTGGAACATTTGAAGAAATACATCCAGATGGTTCTAAAATAACTAAAGTTGTAAACAAAAACTATGAAGTTGTAATGTCGGACAATCACTTATATGTTATGGGCGATTGTTCTATTACAATTAATGGTAGCGGTTCTGTCTTCGTTAGAGGAGATCTTGATCTTAAAGTTGGCGGTAATATGACAACTACTGTCAAAGGTGATTATAATGTAACTTCTACAGGAAACATGAAGTTTCTTGCACCGCGAATTGATCTTAATCCAGATGGACAAACTGCAACTTATGTTGATCAAATATATGATCCGTCAACTGCAGTTATTGAAAAGAGACAAGTTCCTGGGGGAACAGGATCTTTTGTTTTTGCTGGTGTAACACTTAATGTAAGTCCAAATTATGCTAGCACATCACCCGATTATGTCGCAAAAGATGCACCACCGCAAACAGTAGAAACTCAAAGTGCTAATACAGATCCAGCACCACCAGTAACATGCGGTGATTTTTCTGAAACATTAACAGAAAGCGACTACAATAAAAATATAAGTGCGAATTATAGACTAAGAGATTTGACTATAGGATGTCTATTTCCATACAGAATTAATTCTCAAAGAGGATTGAAAGAATCTGATATAGCATGTAATCTACAAGCACTTGCCATAAATTGTTTAGAACCATTAAGAAGTCAATATCCTGGAATGAGAATCAATAGTGCATTTCGTGTAGGGGAATCACAAAGTCAGCATGGAGTCGGTCAAGCCGCTGACGTATCCTGGCCGAATAAGAATAAGTCACAGCTTTTAGAGATTTGCAAATGGGCTTCGGAAAATTTAACATATGATCAAATCATATATGAAATACCTCCAAGTTCACAAACAGGTTGGCTTCACATTAGTTTCAATCGTAATGGAAATAGACCTAAAAGTATGCTACCACCCAATAGACCAAAACTTCTTACATGGAGGGGTGGTGCATATGAAACGGGTCTTGTTGCATAACATAATAAATATGGGAGAAATGAAATGGCAGCAGTAACACTATTAAATGATATTTGTTCAGGCCACGACTGTTTTCCATCAAGAACAAATGACACAGCAAGTACAAATGTTTTTGTAGAAGGTCGTGGTGTGCATAGACAAAGTGATCATTGGACGACACATTGTTGTCCTGATAATGGTTGTCATGATAGTATTCTTGCAACAGGTTCTTCTTCAGTTTATATCAATGGATTGCAATGTGGTAGAATAGGAGATCCTATAGCTTGTGGTTCAACAGTAGTAACTGGTTCTTCATCGGTTTATGCGGGCGGCTAAATTATAGAGGATTTTTAAGTATGTCTGTTATACCAACACCAACATCACCAATCATAATTACAAATGAAGAGGCTGATCAACCTGGCATTTATACAGGCAATTTATCTTCGGAAAAACAAAAAAACATATATCAATCCATGCTCAATGATGGCTTAGGATCAGTATTACAGAATCCTGTAGCTTCTGTAATTGATGGATTTGATTATAATTTATCAAGCATGTATGACACTATAACTAATAGTCCTTGTTTATCGGGTGCTGAGAAGACATCTTTACAAACTGCTTTAGGGACTGGTGGTGTTGGCGGTTTGTCAGAACAGCTTGTCAACTTTAGAACACATACAGATATACTTTCAGGTGTTATTGCACAAGGAACAAATTCTACTCCTGGACTTGAACGAGTTCTTAGTGTGGGTAAATCTTTGGGTAATCTTGCATATGCTATTGACGGTGCTTCCGATTGTTTTAGTCTTTTAAATAATATGACTGGATTGTTTTCAAATGATCTAATAAACGGATATAGTAGTCAAATCGCATCCATGATATCAGATATCAATAATTGTATTGCAGATGTTGCAAATATTATCTTGAGAATAAATGAAATGGTGACAACTTTACAAAATATCATAAATGCAGACAATAATTTCTTTTCTGATGCATTAGAGAGGCTAAGACAAGCTGCTCTTGCATCTTTGTTGGAAAATATGTACAATAATCCATGTGGTAAATTTATAATGGAAAGTAAAATAGGTCAAACTAAACTTCTTGGATATCTTACATAAATAAAAACATGCCAGTAATACAAAGAACTTTTAGAGATTTAGATTTAAATTTTACAAAAAATCCTTCAACAAAGGATGTCGCTGTTCGTTTGAATGAACAGTCAGTAATTCGTTCTGTTCGAAATTTGATTTATCTATCACACTATGAAAAACCTTTTCATCCTGAAATAGGGTCTTCGATTAGAAATTTATTATTTGAAAATATAACACCATTAACAGCTCAGCATATCAAAAAAGCAATAGAAGACGTAATAAACAATTTTGAACCAAGAGTGAATTTAAATAAAGTCATAGTACAGTCTCAAGAAGATTATAATAGATTTGATGTATACATAGAATTCTACATAGTCAATAATTCAGCACCCACTTCCGTAAATTTATTTCTAGAAAGAGTAAAATAAAATGGCTTCTTCTAACGCAGTTCTAAGAATAGCTGAACTGGATTTTGATACTATTAAAAGCAATCTTAGAGATTATTTAAGGAATCAAAATCAATTTACGGATTATGATTTTGAAGGATCTGGGTTAAACATTCTGCTGGATGTTTTGGCATATAATACTCATTATATGGCATATTATCTCAATATGGTTGGTAATGAAGCATTTTTGGATAGTGCTTCGATTAGAGGCTCTGTCGTATCACATGCGAAACACTTAAACTATGTTCCATCATCAACAAAAGCAGCTACTGCGACAGTAAATATAGTAGTTCAAGATACCACACCAACAAGCGGTGCATCATCAATAACTCTTCCTGCATATTCAACTTTTCAATCAGAACAGATCGATGGAGTAAACTACACTTTTGTCAATACGGATTCTTATCAAGCATCACTAAACATTTCATCAGGAACATATACCTTTGCCAATGTTGAGATTAAACAGGGTGAAGTATTCACATACAATGCTACTGTCGATGCAACAAATACTAGAAGAAGATTTAGAATACCTAGCGCAAATATCGATACATCAACTCTTATAGTTACTGTTTATAATTCGTCATTAGACACTACAAGAAACACATATGTATTAGCTGATGATGCAACAGAACTAAATTCAAACTCAAAAGTATATTTCTTAGAAGAGGGTGATAATTTTGAGTACACAATATATTTTGGCGATGGATATCTTGGAAAAAATCTAGATAATGATAATATAATTTCTCTAAAATATCTATCAACAGATGGTGAAAGTTCAAACAAAGCAAACTCTTTCACTTTGGTTAGTTCACTTGGATCATATTCAAACGTAGTTGTTAATTCCGTTTCCGCATCTAGTGGTGGATCTTCTCGCGATACTATTGATAGAATTAAATTTCTTGCACCTAAGTTTTATACAGCACAAAATAGAGCAGTAACAAAAGAAGATTACGGAACATTGCTACTAAAAGATTATCCTAACATTGAAACCATTTCAGTATGGGGTGGTGAAGAAAATGATCCAATAGTTTATGGAAAAATATTCATTTCGATGAAACCTAAATCTGGATATGTAATTACTGATATTGAAAAAGATAGAATTGTTAGTGAAATTATTGCAAATAGAAATGTTTTAACAATAACACCAGAAATAGTCGATCCAAATTATTTGTATCTCAAACTAGATGTTACTGTAAATTATGATTCAACACAAACAACTAATGACCAAGTTACTCTAAAGCAAATAGTTAAAAATACAATTGCGTCTTATAATGATACTGAACTAGAACAATTCAATTCAACTTTTAGAACATCAAAGCTACAATCTCTAATAGATTCGGCTGATCAATCATTTCTTGGTAGCGATTTATCGATAATTGCACAAAAAAGATTTGAACCTACACTGAATACTTCAAAAAATTACACTATAGATTTCAATATACCTTTACATCAAGGTGGATACAAAGATAAACTTTACTCTTATCCAACATTTCAAGTTTTAGATAATTCAGGTATAACTCGCACCGCATTAATAGAAGAGACACCTCTCTCATTTACAGGCGTTAGTGGTGTTGAAGTATTAGCTTCTGGTTCTGGTTATAGCGATAATCCTACAGTTACTATTACTGGAGATGGTTCAGGCGCAACAGCTACAGCAAAAGTTGTAAATGGTAAAATAGTATCTATTTCTGTTGTTAATAAGGGATCAGACTATACGATAGCCATAGTGTCAATAACAGATTCAACGGGATCTGGTGCAACAGCTACAGCTAAATTGTCTGCCGAAGAAGGTGTACTAAGAACATATTACATACAATCTTCGACAGGAGAAAAAATTATTATCAATAGTAATGCAGGCACAATTAATTATAAAACAGGTAGAATCAATTTATACAATTTCAATCCTATTTCTATATCAGAAAACGAAAATTATGCTTCTAATGTGCTAACGATAAATGTAGAACCTGCTGAAAAAACTATTCATCCTCTTCGCAATAGATTGTTATCAATAGATTCACAGGATCCTATAGCAATACAGGTAACTTTGGAGAATGAGTTCTAATGGCTACAAATAACAAGATTTCCACTGTTGTAAGTGGTCAATTGCCAGAATTTGTTAGATCAGATCATCCTACTTTCGTAGCTTTTCTTCAAGCATACTATGAATATCTTGAACAATCAAATACAACATTATCATTAGGTAAAACGGTAGAACGTGCAAAAAATATTAGAAATTATCTAGACACAGATAAAATAACAGATACAGGTTTAACTGAATTTAACACTAAACTATACAATGAATTTTTGTCTCTAATACCAAAAGAAACACCTTCTGACAAATCAAAACTACTAAAAAATATTAAAGATTTCTATCGTGCAAAAGGTACCGAAAAATCTTATCAATTTTTGTTTCAGCTATTGTATGGTGAACAACCTGAGATATATTATCCCAAAAATGATATTCTCATAGCTTCATCTGGCAAATGGTTAGTTGAAAAATCAATTAGATTATTTGACATATATGTCAATAATGTTCCCGACGAAACTTCAGCAAGTTTGGCTAAATTCAAAAATACAAAGATAGTAGGAAACACATCTTTAGCAGAAGCACAAGTCGAAAGAGTAACTTCTTCATTTGAAAATGGAATAAAATTCAATGAGTTCTTCTTGTCTAAACAAAAAGGAACATTCATTTCGGGTGAAACACTATTTGCAGTAAATATTGATAGTGAAACTCTTAGAGGCAATCTTCTATCAGGATTCGTAACAAACATATCAGTTGTTGATGGCGGAACTGGCTATACGAGCGGGGTATCTGTTCCACTTGAAGGTGGTGGTGGAACGGGTGCAACTGCTGTAATAGGAACTGTAAGTCAAGGAAATGTAGAATCTATAACAGTTACATCTGGAGGTGCTGGTTTTAGGGTAAGTGATCTTGTTCTATTTACAGGCGGTGGTGGATCTGGAGCAAATGCAAATGTCTCAGATGTACTAATAGACAATAGTGTTCATTCAAATACTTATAATATCAATTCAGATGTTATTGACACTTATAATGCAACTATAATTGGAGCATATAGCAATGGTTCATCTGGAAATGCAAATACCGCACTTGCTAATACATTGACTTTTTTCAAATATGCAAATACGGGACCAATTGTTTCGGTGCAAGTTTTGCAAGGCGGTACGAATTATACGACACTACCTACGGTATCCGCAATAGGAAATACGAGAATCAAAAATCTAGGTATTGTTGGTAAATTGACAATTAACAATGGTGGAACTGGATATTCTAATGGTTCAACATTAATATTCACCAATGTTGTTGGTGGTTATGGTTTTGGTGCAAATGGAAATGTAGTAGTTAATGCAACAGGATCAATAATTCGCACTAATATATTACCTTTAAATTCAGGTCAATTGCCAGGTGGTTCTGGTTATGACATGAATTATTTGCCAACTGTATCTGTTAGTGGTGCTGGTACTGGTGCTAATATTCAAGTTTCTGCACTATTGGGATATGGTGATGTATTATATCCAAGAACAGGAACGCTTGGTGTTATTAACAATATAGTTGTTACGAATAGAGGATCAGGTTATACAACAGAACCTAAAGTAAATCTAACAAGTTTAGGTGATGGAACTGCAAATGCGTATGCCAACATAGTTTCTGGTGTATATACGTATCCAGGTCGATTTAAAGATGATACTGGATTGTTGAGTAGTTCAAATTATTTGGAAGATCGTGATTATTATCAAAACTTTAGCTACGTTATAAAATTGAAGAAGTCTTTGGATTCGTATAGAAAGTATATTGATGATCTTGTACATCCTGCAGGAATGAAGCTGTGGGGTGAGTATATGTATGAATCGGAGCCAGTTGTTAATGATAGCATATCGATAGCATATTCAAATGTTAGTAGTTATCAACATTATACAGCAAATGCTTACTATTTTTCAAATTCTACGTCAACTATGTATAGAGATCAATCCTTAAATAATTTGCAAAATGGTAAAAAGGGTAGTGTTAGTTTCTGGTTCAACCCCGAAAGAAACAACACTATAAATGTTCAGAACATATTTTCTATTTCTAAATCAAACACAGCTATAACTTATACCCGCATTCCAGAATCGACTTATATTCAAGGTATAAATAATTTTGCAGGAACTTTTGCATTGAGTGGATCTTTTTATTCTAGATTTGATGGTAGAAGATATTATTGGTCAAATTGGACAAATAGTTCTATATCACAATCTGTAGAAATACCATCAAGCAATGCATGGACTTTCTATAAATCAGATGGAACTGTTTTAAATTTTTCTACATCAACTGGCAATTATCAAACAGCTTCACCATCTTTTGGTTCAAATTCTATAG